GAATTAATTATAAAAACAGGTAAGTCGGTAAGTTATAGATTAATAAATACCAAAGAGAGAAAAGTCAAATTCAAGAATGGAGAATATGTTTTAAACCACAACACTTGGTTAATTTATGAATTGACTTCTCAATATAAAATGTTCAAAAATATTAACATTCAAAAGAAAGAATATAATGATTTTGTCTACGATGTTGAAGTGGAAAAGAATCATACAATTTTAACGAGAAGAAATGGAAAAGTTGTTTGGGGAAGTAATTGCCGCTGTACCATCGTGCCAGTTTTAAAAGAATAAATTAGGGAGATGATGATAGTATGTCAATAAATAAGATGTTTACAATAGTAGAAAAAAAAGAGATTAATGAGGAAGAACGGTCTATTGTAGCTTGGGGTTCGAAAGCTATCATTGATAGAGATAAAGAGCTAATAAAAGGTGATGCTTGGGATTTAACATCCTTTCGTAAGAATCCTGTTTTAATGCTATCTCACGATTACAGGCAACCACCAATTGGACGAGTCCTTTGGACGAAGACGAGTAAAGAAGGTCTTAGATTTAAAGCCCAGTTTGCCAAGACCCAACTTGCTGATGAAATATATGGACTTTACAAAGATGGCATTATGAAGGCTTTTTCTGTTGGCTTCATTCCTAAAAAATGGGAGGATATACCAGAAGAAAAAGGGAATAATGAAAAACCAAAAAGAATATATACTGATGTAGAGCTTTTAGAGATATCTTGCGTTAGTGTCCCATCTTGCCCAGATGCTCTTATTGACGCATATAGTAATGGTAAAATAAAGACTAAGGCTCTCGGAGAAGAAATAGAAAAGATAATAGAGCTTGTTGATGTAGAGGATGATTTGGCAAAAGAAGTAATTGGTAAGATAGAGGAAACTGACGATTATATTCGTATCCCGGTGAAGGGTGAGGAGGGGAAACATAAGGGACATAAGATTCGTTGGATTACTGTGAGTGCTAAGCAGGGAATTCGAGGAATTTACTGTATTGATTGCAAGAAGGTAATTACTTTTGTTTTCGATAAAAAGAAAGGGTGGACACTTGAAAAAGCGAAGAAGTGGATGAAGGATCATGGGAAAACAGTTGATGATATTATAGGAAAATGGCTTGAAGGTGAATCACCGGAGAAGTTATTATCAATGGATGAAGATGCTTGGAATGCTGGATTTGAGTTGATTGAGAGAGCACTTGAAAAAATATTTAGTGAGGGGGTAGCTAAATATAACTGCGAATGTATCAAATGTGGTTATAAAATGACTTCTGATAAGCACTGTCGTGAATTAACCTGTCCCAAATGTGGAGGACAAATGAGAAGAGTGGAAAGACCTGGCCCTGGCCAGGAATCAGTTGACGAGGAGGTGATTGAGTTGGTAGAGAATGAAATTAAATCTATCGGTGGAGCAAAAGATTTACCCATTGATGATCGGACTGAATGGGATGCTAATGCTGCTGTGGCGAGAATGAGAAAATTAGCTGGTGGCCCTGATAAGGATAATATTAATTGGGATAAATATCGCAGAGGTTTTGTCTGGTATGACCCTAAAGATAAGGAGAACTTTAGAGCTTATAAATTACCCTTTGCAGATGTAGTAAACGGAAGACTAACAGCAATCTGGGGAGGAGTTTTTAGAGCTATGGCTGCACTTATGGGGGCCCGTGGCGGTGTTGATGTAGGAGGGGATAAAAGAGCTGCTTATAATTTTCTGGTTAGTTACTATAAAAGATTTGATAAAACTCCTCCTGAATTCAGAGAATATACAGAAGAGGAGCTGGAAAAGATGTTTCCTGTAATGGAATCTCATTTACTTCTTAAAATGGATGAACTTGCTGATGAGATAAAAACTCTTAAAGAGGGTCGAGTTCTCTCAGCTAAGAATAGAGAACTAATTAATTCCTGTATTGAGAAGATGAATCAAGCTATTACTGCTCTTCGAGACCTTTTACAAGCAACTGAACCTCCAAAGGGAATTGACATAGAAGAGCCTGAAATTAACCCTGATGAAGTTGGTAAAATTGTAGAGGAGAGTATAAGAGCTTTGTTTAATGAGCTGAAGGAAGAGCAGGAAAAAACTCGTAAGGCAATAGATTTAGCACGAGGTAAAGTAGAGTAGGGGCGAGGATGGTTCGATTGCTTCTGATGAGCAAGAAGCCAGTTCGATTCTGGCACGCTCCATTTTGATAACAAGTTTCAGGTAGATGAACACTGGAGATATTCCGAGATATCAGGTGTGAAGCTACTGGAGAAACTTAATAGAAATCTAAAATAAAAATAGGTGGTGAATAATAATGACCATAGAAGAGTTAAAAGCTTTAATTGAAAGTCAAATCAAGGAAGCAATGAAAGATTTAACCGAGGAAAACAAAAAGTTCATTGATGAGATGGAAAAAACTCTTGATGAGCTGAAGAAACCTGTAGGAAGGAATGTTACTACTGAAGTAGATGATTCTACTTATGGTTTTAAGAACTTAGGGGAATTTGCCCATGCCGTCTGGAAAGCTCCAAGAAAAATGGATAAACGGCTAATAGCATACCAGGGGAAGGCTGCTGGAGATGGGCTAACTGAAGTTGTAGATGAAGAGGGAGGATTTTTAATTCCCCCAGAGTTCAGTAACAAACTTCTGAAGGTTGGGGTAGAGAAATCTGATTTATATGCCAAGTGTTTCTCTGTTCCTGTGAAGACAAGTTCAATCAAGATTCCCTACATAAAGGATACAGATCGTTCTTCTGGATTGATCCATGGTGGAGTGAAGCTATATTGGGCAGATGAGGAAACTCAAGCAACTTCTTCAAAACCCAAATTTGGGAGAATCCAACTTAATCTTCACAAGCTTATTGGGCTGGCCTATGCTACTGATGAAGTTCTTGCAGATAGTCCTATTAGTCTTGAGCCTCTCTTAACTGAGGCTTTTACAGATGCATTTGCCTGGACAATGGACTATGAGATTCTTGCAGGAACTGGTGCAGGTCGTCCTCTTGGGATTAAGAATGCTCCCTGCCTGGTAACTGTTGCAAAAGAAAGTGGACAATCAGCGGATACAATTGTATATGAGAACATTGTAAAAATGTATTCTCGTATGCCTGCTCCATATAAGAAAAATGCTATATGGATAGCAAATCACGATATATTTCCTCAACTGGCTACGATGAAGCTGGCTGTTGGAACTGGAGGTTCTGCTGTGTATTTGCCTGCTGGTGGAGCATCTGGAAAACCTTATGATACACTGCTGGGTAAGCCTATTATCTTCACTGAGCACGCTGAAACTCTTGGAGATAAAGGAGATATATATTTTGTGGACTTGAGTCAGTATATTCTGGCGACTAAAGGTGGGATAGAGAGTGCTACCAGTATACATCTGAAGTTTGATTATGACCAAACAGCATTCCGCTTCACATATAGGGTAGACGGTCAACCCTGGTGGCCAAGTGCTCTTACTCCCAGAAATTCAAGTCAAACTCTAAGTCCGTTTGTAACATTAGCTGCACGAGCATAAAAAATAGCGGGGGTTCTAATCCCCCGCATCAATAGAGAGGTGATATAAATGATTTTCTCAGATAGAAATAAGGTCATAAATGGACTACCCCCTAAAGCAGATGCTTTTGCAACTGCTGGGACGTCTGATGTAGTGAGTATGAAGGAATATAATCACGCTACTTTTCTAATCATGACTGGAGCAGCCAGTAATGCGAATGGCGTGATAACTGTGGAAGCCTGTGATGATACAACTCCATCAAACACTCAAGCTATACCCTTTAAGTATAGGAAAGTGCTTTCAGGAGATACTTATGGAGATTTAACTGACGCTACTTCTTCAGGATATGCAATGACTGCCTCTGCAGCAAATCAGTATCACATTATTGAGGTAGATGCTGCAGATCTTGAGGCTGGAGCTGCTGGATATGAGTATGTAAGGGTGAAGGTAACTGAAGATACTGATGCTGCACAGTATGCCTGTATAGTAGTAATTCTCTCTGAACCCAGATATGCACAGGGTAATCTCGGAACAGTTATAACATGAGAATAAGGCTCAAAAAAAACTGGCGAGGCTATCAAAAAGGTTCTATTCTTAACATCTCTGATGATGATGCTATGGAGCTGATTAAAATAAGAATCGCTGTAAGAGCTAAACCAGGGGAATATATGAGATTTTCAGATTTGAGGAGGCCCCCAGTGGATAAGATGCTGAGGGGCCCCCAAGAGAGGAGATGAAAATGATGAAAAAATTTATAATAGCTATCGCTCTGCTTTTTAGTGTAGCTACTGTTGGTTTTGCCTCAGTGGCAAATGTTACATCAGATTGGGTGAGCGGTAACTTAGTTTTTAAGGAAGCTGTAACTGGAAATGGAGCACAAATTCATTTTGGAGAGAATGGAGATGGGCTGGATGTAAAGTTCTTTGCAGATACTTCTGGAGCATATATGCTCTGGGATGAATCTGCTGATAAACTCTCCTTAAGTGGGGTAGATATTGGATTAGGAGATAATGATAAAATTAAATTTGGTGCAGGAGTTGATTTGCAAGTCTATTCAGATGGTACAAATGGGATAATCTCTGGTTCAAGTGTAAAATTGTATGGACAAACATTTTCTACCTGTGTGAGGATAGGAACAATTGCTGCAGGAACTGGTGATGAGAGACCCGTGTTTGTCGCACCTTTTGATTGCCAACTTGTATCGGTTACATTAGTAAATGCTTCTGCTATTGCTACTGATGCAGTGAGTTTTACAACTATAAGTTTGCGGGATAAGGGCTCTGATGGCACTGCTGATAACCAAATTGCTGCTATAAGCACAGACACAACTGCTTTTACTGCCTTTGATGGAGTAAGTATGGGAACTTTAGATGCTACACATAAATTACTTACCTCTGGTGATGTTGTAACTTTGAAGAAAGCAGACACTGCAGGTGGAGAAGCAATTGATGAGATGATTGTAGCAATAACTTACAAACGAAGATAAAAATATGGGGCAGTGTAAAAAGCACTGCCCATTAGAGGGAATAGTATGAGAAAGTTGTTAATTGCAATTGCAATAATAGGC